ATTGCACATGGAAAAGATAGAATCATTGCTGGAGATTATGCAAGTTATGATAAACGAATGTCAGCTCAGGTCATGATGAAAGCCTTTAAAATTCTTATAAGGTTAGCTGAGAGATCTGGGAATTATTCAAAAACTGATATTCAGATCATGTGGGCAGCTGCTAATGATACATCATTTCCTTTAGTAGATTTTTTCGGAGATTTAGTAGAGATGTATGGTAGCAATCCTTCAGGACACCCTCTGACAGTTATTATCAACTCTCTGGTTAATAGTATATATATGCGTTATGCATACATTATGCTTAATCCAGATCGAGAATGCAGAACTTTCAGCAAAAATGTGAATTTATTCACATACGGTGATGATAATATAATGGGAGTGTCTAAAGCGATAGAATTTTTCAATCATACAAGTATATCAAATTACTTTGCAGAAATAGATATGACGTATACAATGGCAGATAAAGAGGCAAAAAGTGTTCCTTTCATTCACATAAGCGATGCAACCTTTTTGAAGCGTTCATTTAGTTATGATGCTGACATAAATGCAGTAGTAGGAAAATTAGACCATGATTCAATAGAAAAGATGTTGATGATATGGGTGAGAAGTAAGACTATTGTCTGGCAAGAACAAGCTATTGCAATCATTGCATCTGCAAATATGGAGTATTTTTGGTACGGAAAAAAGATTTACGAAGAAAAACAAATAATGTTTAGAAATTTGATGAAGCATTTAGATATTGAAGATTGGGAAGACCGAAGTACGTTACCCCCTTGGGATGTTTTGTTGGATCGTTTCAACAAATGTTCCAAACATGTGGTACTAGCTAAAGAACAAAGTAATATTCAAGATAGAAAGCAATTCAATGTGCCAGAAGAAATTATGGATAGGATTCTTGAATTCAATAGACAACCTCTTACATTTGCACAATTCATTGATGCTGTAGAGCATGAGGAAATGACAAATAGATACGAGCACATTAATTGGGAAGAAGTCATTCGCGATTTTAACATTAGAATTGTGATGGAACCTGTGAGGAGACGTCGTATGAATCATCTTTGGAG